TAGCTGAACGTCTCAAACAGGAGTTCTTTGCTACTCATGAAGGCTTAACTGGCAGCACAACGTCATAGCCTTTGTAGCGCTCGGCTTGACCGATCACTTCCGCTGGAAGTTGAACATCAAGTCGCAAGCCCGACAGGCTTGGTGTATCGGAAACGGTCAACCATCCATCTTCGACGAAACCGTCGACCACCAGCAGAGCAGCGCTGATCTGGCTGCCGCTCAGGTGGGCATGGATGAGGAACACCCTTTCGCTGAAATCGCGCAGCACCGGGAAGAACTGCGCAGAAAGGCCCTGGTGTTGCCAGGGCCCGGTCTGCTCGTGCATTACGGCGATGGGGATCAGGCCGTGCGGAAGGTGCTGGTGAAGCCCTGCAGAGGCCGGCGAACGCCCAATGCGGAGGCGGTGCCATTGGCATCGACCGCTTGGGTGATCGCCCCATCGGCCACCCGCAGGCGGAAGATGGTGCCAGCGGCAAGGTCTGCAGCCGGGTTGATGGTCACCACGTTGGTGCCAGCGCCGCCGAGGCTGACCGTCGCAGGGATGATCAGACCGCTGGAAGCCAGCTCCAGCTGGAAGCCACCACCACCGAGGCCCAGGGCCAGCTGCTCCAGCGCCAGGCTGCCGTTGCTGGTGTAGGTCACGGTGATGTTGTCGCCAACCGCCACGGCGCTGGCGTTGTCGGCAGGCACCACAGCAGCCTGACGAGTGCCATTCACCAGGAACAGCAGGCTGGACTGGATCTGGCCAATCGTCAGCGCGCTCGGGCCAGCGTTGTAGCGGCCAAAGACCGGCCGGCCGCGGCTCATCACGTCGAAGCTGATCTCGGTGAGGCCTTCAGCGGCGCCACCATCGTTGTAGTTGCGGATGACGCCGTTGAAGCCGGCGTAGTCGTAGATGTAGTCGCCGGTGCTGCCCTCCGATCGACCCATCTCCTTGAGCAGCTCGAAGTAGATCTCGAACTCCTTGTCGCCGCGGGTGCGTTCAATCAGGGAGAAGTCTTCCGAGTAATCGCCGCGGAAGGTGGGGCCACCTGCGCCGATTTCAATGTCCTTGATGAAGTAGCTGCGCATCGAGCTGCGCACGCGGCTGCCGGTGGTCACCGAGTCAGACCAGCCGTCGTCGCCCATCAGGCGAAACTCCTGGTCCTGGTCGTCCACCTGGAAGGATGCCTGCGTGACGCCCTGCATCTCGATGTAGCCCTGGCCCGGGGGCAGAGCCGGCAGGGTGATGAAGCCCGCGGCGCTGCGGGTGGCAAACAGTCGGCGGGGGGCCTGCAACGGCACTGCCCGCACAAGGGTGCGGTGAGCTTTGTGGAAAGCTGCACCGATCGCAAAATCGGCCATGGTGTCCTCCTAGAGGGGGGTGATCAGAACGGGGTCGCTCAGCTCGTAGGTGAGCTGTTCGTAGGTGTCGTCGGTCGCCGGCAACCTGCGGGGCGAGGCCCAGGGCCAGGCCCTGAACGCCAGCAGCTGAACGGCGCCAAGGTCCTGATCCGTGTCGTAGCAGCGAAACTGCAGCGTCCAGATCCGATTGGCCTTGAGCATTCCGACTCCCCCCAGGCTTTGAAAGGGGGGTGGGTTGAGCAGCACGCATTCGATGCCGCTCACCCGCCAATCCGGCGGCACCTGCTGAGCTCCGACCACAAAAACGGCCGGCTGGGTGCTGCCATCAGGCAGGGTGTAGGTGCCGAGCTCGCTGCCGAACAGATCGAGCAGGGCCTGCCTCAGCTGGGGGACAGTGGCACCAAAGAGCACAGGGGCGGTCATTGCCCAGCCCTCCGCCGCATCGCCAGGGCAAAGCGCGCCTGGAAGTACCGGGCCAGCGCAGCCCGGTCGTAGAGGACGGGTCTAGTCCACGGCCGGGCCGGCATGCTCCGGGCATTGCCCTCGGCATCCGTGGCCTTGAACACCGCTCCGTCATGCACCGTCGCCGCATAGGGCGCGGTCCAGTCGAAGTAGGTCTCCAGCTGCTCCTGGTTCACCCCGCGGGTGATCCGCAGGCTGCGCCGCAGGTTGCCCGTGTCCACGATGTCCCGGGGCGAGGGATCGCGGGGCCAGTCCCATTTCTCCGCCGTGATCTCCGCTGTGAAGCGGCGACCCATGTAGGCCGAGAGGTCGTCCCAGGCCTCGTTGAGGGCGTCATCAATCCGCAGGTCCAGTGGCATGACTCAGGCCTCCTCTTCTTCTGTCGGCGGCGCCGGCGGCGGCGGCAGTTGCTTGCCACCCACCACCCGGAACGTGCCGGTGATCGACTGGCGGATGGTGGAGTAGGCCTCCGCATCCATGTCCAGATCGAAGACCAGCTCGAAACGGCCGGTGTAGCCGTTGATCACTGCCGCGGCCTTGCTGCCGTTGGTGATCCGTGGATCCAACGTGCTGGGCGACAGAAGCCGCCCTTTGCAGCGGTAGAGGGTGGTGTCAACACCATCCACCTTTTGCCAATCCGGGCCCGACAGGTTGAGGGCCGCCAGGTACTCGAGGGTGACCGTGCTGGCGATCGGGTTTCCAGTCGCCGGATCCGTCGTGATGGTCCCGCCGCTGACGGTGAAGGTCAGTTCGGCGTTACCCCACGGGGCGTAGGCGGCAACTGGAAGCGTCATCAGACCACGAAGCCAGTGAGCGGAAGGGTGAGGCGCAGGGCCTCGTACTGCTGGCCGTAGAAGGTGCTCATCACACCGTCGCCGGCTGGATCTGCGGTGGGCTGGTTGACGGAGGCGCCCACCTGCCGAACACGCAGGGTGACCAGGTGCGCGGCGTAATAGGCGACCCCGTCGTCATGAAGTGATCCCCAGATCTCCTCACCGCAGACCCGGCCGGCCAGGGCCAGCGATCCATCCACAACGGTGTCGGGATGAATCGCCAGCTCCGGAAACCGGGCCAGGAATTGCGATCGGCTGGGGATTGCCATGATCAGCCGTTGCCCTCTTCGATTTCGGCGATGCGCCGCTTGCAGGCGTTGCGGATTGCCATCCGCTCGTCTGCGTCATGCCAGGCCGACAGCTGGGCCACGTCACGGCTGTGGTGAATCAGCCGCAAAGCAGCCCGCTGCTCGGTCTTGGCAATCGACACCACGGCCGCGGCCGGGGTCTCGTCGACCTTTTGGGCGGAGAGGTCGATCTCTTCCACCAGGCGCTGCTCCAGCATTTCGCGAACGCTGGGCAGCTCCTGGGCTCGCTGCCAGAGCGCCTGGTCGATGTTGAAGTTGTTGCCAGGGTTCAGAACCAGGCTCTTCTCTTCTCCAGGAAAGGCAATCACAACCGCGCCGCCAGCAACGTTGGCGAGGATGGGATCAGCCAGCTCAGGGGTATAGGCGATGGCGAGGGTCATCAGGGTCAGCCTTTGTCGACGTAGGTGATGGATTTGGGGTAGTAGAGGGCCACGCCTGCGAGCTTGGCTTCAGCCGGCACGCTCCACGCCAGGTTCCGCGACTGCGGGGGGTGGAACTTCAGCGGCATGGGCACGTGGAACTGCAGCTTCCCGGCATCCCGCTTGTAGATCACGATCCGGGGCGCGGTGAGAGCACCGCCGGAGTTGGTCGGATCGAGCTCGTTGATGGGCTCGACCTGCGTGATGAAGGGGTTGGTGCGCAGGAAATACTCCAGAACCGTGGTGTCCGAGCCTTCGCCAAGACGCTGGGTGCTGACCTTCCGGTAGACGCTGTAAGGGAGCAGCATCGTGTCGGGGCGCTCAACCATCTTTGAGGAGTTCACCTGATAGGTGATGCCCTCATTGAGGATCGCCAGCATGGTGTCCGGCGTGGCGGCAGAGCCGTCAAACCAGCCGTCGTTGGACGAACCGGTCACCACAACCTTGTCCACCACCGGGTGGTTGAAGAACCCCTTGAGGCCGGTGCCGGGGTAGCCGAACAGGGCCACCTTGTTGGCACGGCGCTCGTAGGATTCGCGCACGGCGTCAGCGCGGCGCTGCTCCAGGGACACCTTGGCGAATTGAGCCTTGCGGATCTCTTCGGTGGTGTATTTGAAGCTGCCAGCGAAGTTGCGGATCGTGTTGACGATCTCGCCACGCCGCACGTCGGAGGTGGGCAGGTCGTCGCCGAAGTCCGAGATCAGATCGAACTCGCCAACGGCGTCGTAGATCTCGTACTTGTAGGTTTCCGCACCTTCTGGCACCTCGTTGGAGACGGGGATGATGCGGGTGTAGGGGATCTCCGCATAGGTCTTTTCGTAGACCTTGGGGAGAATGTGCTCGAGCTCGCGCTGGAGAAAGACCCCAGGCGAAGCGTTGTCCATGCGAACAGTCATTGGTTGATACCTCAGCCTTGGGCGGTGTCAGCGGTGAACGTGAGCTCAGCGGGGGAGTTGATCTCCAGCGCGAGCACCTGACCGGCGGCGCCGGCCTTGCGAATCACCCAGCCGCCGGCAGCCAGCGCCAGGGTGTTGCCGTTTGAGGCGGTCTTGCCCCACTTGCCGGCATGGGTGCCGGACTTGTGGAAGCGGAGGGTGTCGCCAGGGGCCACCGCTTCCATCACCTCGAGGTAGATGGTGCCGGCGGTGAGGATGTTGACCGCCTTGAGGTCAGGCACGCCCTCGGTGTAAGAGGGGGCCGCGCCAGGGGCGGGGATGCCCACTTTCTCGTGGACAGCACTGCGCACGCTGATGCCGAGGATGGCGCCAGCAGCAGTGGCGAGCTTGCAGCTGTTGGCCAGCACGCCCGCGGAGTTGGCGTTCACAGGCACGCCAAAGGCGAGCACCGCGCCGGTCTCATTCGCGCCGGTGATGACGCGGCTGAGGGACAGATCAGCGATCTGGCCGGGGAGGCCCCGATCCAGCTGCAGGGGGTAGTTGAGCTGCGCACCCTCGCCGGAGGTGACAGCAGTGGGAGTAAACGTTTGGGCCATGGTGGTCACGCTCCTTTGGTAACGGTGAGCGCCTGGCGGGAGTTCTCCTGCTGGGCGCGGATCATGCGCTCACGGGCGGCGTCCTGGCCGTCGGAGCCGGCGGGGATGCCGCCGAGGGCGGCAGTGAGGGGGTCGGCGCTGTCGACACGGCCAGAGGCCTGCTCGGCGTAGGCGTCGAAAGTGGCCGCCACATAGTCATCGGAGCGCCCCTCGAATCGCTCCGTGTTGATGCCCACCTGGGCCAGGGCGTCGATCATCAGCTCGCGATCGCTCAGCCCGTCAAAGGTCGGACGATCACCGGTGATGGCCGTAGCCCGATCGATCAGCTCGATGCGGGAGCTCACCAGGGCATCGATGTCGATGTCTGGCGCATCCGTGCGGCTGTCGATCTCCTGCTCGAGCGAATCGAGGCGCTCCATCAGCGCATCGAGGCGACCAAGGTCACGCTCATGGGCCGCGATGGCGTCATCACGCTCGGCGCAGGCCTTGTCGTACATGGCCTTGGGCACCATGCCTTTGCCACCATCTTTCTTGGTGGCTTTGTAGGAGCCGAGGTTGGCGGCGCCACCGCCGTCCATTTCCTCGTCCTCCTCGATCATTTCTTCGTCATCGGGCTCTTCTTCGCTGCCTTCCCGAACGTCCTCGTCTTCCATGGCGGGCATGGGAGCTTTCTTGCCTTTGGCATCGGCGCGAACCGTGGCCGACAGGGCAGAAGCGAGGGCCTCGGTGGCATTGCTGAGCGCAGCCACAGCGGTCATGTCATCCTCCTGATGGGGTTGTGATGGGCCGTCGGCCGGGAATGGATCAACGGCGGTAGCGGAATCCATGTGCAGCCGCACGTCAGGGCCAGCACGGCCCTTTCGCACAATCGCGACGTGGTTTCCAGAGATCTCCCGCTGCACGCCGTCGTACCGCTGGCCGTCGGGCGTGACGCCGGGTGTGGCGTCGAATTTCACCCGGTAGCCCACGCTGACCTCGCGGGCATCGCCTCGCTTCACAGCATCGATTGCCTCACGATCGGTGACCGTGACGAAACCAACTGCGAAGGGGGAGCGATACTCCACCATCGAGCCAGTGTGGCCCCGCTGATACTCCCGGCACGTCTCAGGTGTCAACAGCTCAGGCGGGTGCTCCAGGGTGACTGGGAGATTGGCCAGAGAGAGCAGGGCGTCCTGTTTGGAGACCTCTTCCTCGGGCCGATATTCGATTGCTTCGGTGCCGTCCTGGCGGCGATAACGCTGCAGGCCGGTGCGGGCAAAGGTCGCCTTGATGCGCAGATACCCCTCGGGAGTCTCCTCCCAATCAGGGGAGATCTCGGCGCGATCACAGCGAAATGCCTCGCTCACGTGCAAATCGAATCCTCACTGCAATGTGCCCCCGCCGCTCTAACGTCTCTTTGAATGTTCCTCAACGGAACGAGTGTTTTCTGTTGCCCCTGATGATTACGTGCTGGCCGTTCTTGGTGCCCGGGTGAGGGTGCTGCGGACCGCCAGGGGGCTCACTCAAACGCAACTGGCCGATCAGCTGGGTGTTCAACACCCCTGGGTCGCGAAGGTGGAAGCGGGGCAGCTGGGGCCCACCCCGGGCCGTCTGCGGGCCCTGTGTCAGGTGCTGAACTGTTGCCCCTCGCTGCTGCTGGCCCTCTAGATCAGCTGTCTTGTGCCGGCTTGCCCTGCCAGCTCTCATCGGCGGCTTTGTTGAGCTCCTGCATCACCGCAACTTCGCTGGCCACGTTGGCCCAGTCGATTTCGTCGTTGATTTCCGGCTGGGCTTCATCGCGCTGGTTGGACTCGTTCACTGGCATCACTGATTGCGGGCTGGTTTCATTGTCGCCGCGGCCCGGGGCCTCCTTGCGGCGGGCGTCCAAGCGCTGAAGCCGTGACTCCAAGGCATCAAAACGCTGCTCGGAGCTGTCGGTCGTTGCCCGTGCTTGCGCTGCACCGGCGCTGCCCGTGAGCTCGGCCAAATGCTCTTCTCGCAGTCGAAACGCCTCTTCCAGGTCACCGCGCTCGGCGGCTTGGTTCATGGCAGCCAAAATCTGAAGCCGGCGGGGGAAGGTGCTTGTCAAAGTTCCCGCCTCACAGCGCCAAAGCGGCGGTCAATGGCCTGCCGCATCTCGTCGAGGTCACTGTGGCCAAAAAGTGCGTCTCGGGCGGCCGCGGCCCGGGCCAGCACTTCTGTCGTCAACGGCGCCTCGAGGCCCACCCGAGGGTCCCGCAGGGCCAGTTCATAGGGCACGCCCTCTTCCCTCTTGATCCGGTTGGCTTTGACCATCAGGTCGCGAAACTCATTGGGCCCAAACTCCCGATCTGCGTTCTTGTCCTCCCACTCGAAATCGTGCGCATCGATCACGGCCTTGAAAGCCCGCTCTGCGTTGCGCGCGCGCTCCTCCCATGGGTAGGTGAACCGAGCCACGGTCTGGGCAGCGTCAAGGAGAGCCGGGGACCCGCTTGCAGCTGTGAGTAAAGGCGTCAAGCCATACCCCTCATCCATGGCGCGCTGGGCGGCGCTGCGCTGAGGCAGGTTCCAGGGATTGCCGGCCTGGTTGGTCATGGCCCAATCGACCAGGCGAGGGGTGCCATCGGGCGAGACCAGGATGTTGCCACCATGCAGGTCTCCATGGATGATCCCGCTGTCCGCCTGGCGGCGGGCGATTTGAATCGCCCCGGAGACATAGCGGCTTGCAGCCTGGGGATCCTTCAGTGTCTTGGCCGCTTCAGGTGTCAGCTCAATGGTTCTGTGGTCCTCTGTGAGCTTTGAGCCCTGAAGCATCCGGTAGCCCAGGCTCCAGCGTCCATCTTCCAGCTGGGTGACCTCACCAATGGGCTCGGGCGCCAGACCGGCAGCGTGGGCCTTTTTGAGATTGGCGAACTCCCGCCGGGCGACATTCTCACGTTGCTGGCTGAGGCCTACACCAGGGTCGGTCTCGGCCGGATCGCCCATCTTCAGGCTGTTGACCTTCACCACCACCGGGCCTTCCGGGGTGTCGAATTGGTAGGTCGTGCCAAAGGCTCCGGTGCCCAGTTTGCGGGTGGGGGCCCTGCCCGCGAGGCGCGGCTCGCCGTCCTCGAGGCTGATGGCGAAAGCGCCGGCGGCGGCCGCAGGTGCTGGCCCAGATGCTGCCGCTTGCTCCAGGGCAGCCTTCCGTCTCCGCGCTTCCTCGAAGAGAGGGTGCAGCGGCTTCTTGCCCTCCTGCCCCTCTCCCCCCATCCGGCACACCTTGTTG